ACTAATATTACTATTGCTAACGATGGTACTATTTCTTCTGCTGCAGGTGGTACAAATGCAAGCACTCTTGATAATCTAGATAGTACTCAGTTTCTTAGAAGTGATGCAAATGATACTGCAAGCGGTCAAGTAACTTTTTCATATAATGATACAAGTTCTGATTATTCGCAAATATATGTTAGAGGCACATCAACTCACTCTGGCATAACAATTAATCCTGTCTCTGGAGCGCAAGCCCATTATAGGTTTCAAAATAATGGCACAAACAAATGGCAAATTAGAGTGCCTTTTCAGGATAGTGCAGATGCGCCTATAAAGTTTTATTCTTGGGTTAATGCCGCTGATAAGTTTGTATTTAATCACGATGGCTCCGCACAGTTTAACGGTGGCACTGTTTGGACATCAAGCAATGACGGATCTGGTTCTGGTTTAGACGCAGATACTGTTGATGGTATCCAAGGTAGTAGTTTTCTTAGAAGTGATGCTTCGGATACTGTTAGTAATGGTGTTACTTATACTTGGGCTAGTACTAATACGGCAGGATTAAGTTTTACAAACTCAAGTTATGGAAAAAGTTTACTAATTGGTGGATGGTCAAATAGTAACACTTCTGGTGTCTCAAGAATAAGAAACTCAAATGATAATTTACATATGGATGCAGGGTCAGCGGGTCATATGTATTTAAATCATTATTGTACTGGAAACGTTTATATTAGAGGTTCAACGGCTTGGCACGCAGGGAATGACGGTTCTGGTTCTGGCTTAGACGCAGATACTGTTGATGGTGTAGATAGCACTCAATTTCTTAGGTCTGACCAATCAGACACAATGACAGGCGAGTTAAATGTCACACGCAACGGAGGTGCTACTGGTAGTTCAGCGCCAAGCTATTCGCAAGCTAACATTGAGTTGCAAACCTCAAGCAATCATGTTCCTGCAATTAGCTTTCACAGAGGTGGATACAGTGCAACCACATTGTATGAATATGATGGGCAGCTTTATGCAAATGCTTGGACTACAAGAGCGCAAACTGGACTTCTTTTATCTTCTGGTAATATAGGCTCTTATGCTTGGACTTCTGGCAATGACGGCTCTGGTTCTGGCCTCGATGCTGATACATTAGATGGGCAGCACGGTTCTTATTATCGAAATGCATCAAATTTAAACGCAGGAACTTTTCCTGATCTTTTTTCAACAAGTACAAGATACAACATTGGTTATATTGATGGAGTAGGTGTTGCAAATTATGACAAATTAAGAGTTTGGAATGGAGCTACTTATACAATCGGTATGAACAATGCCATGACTTATGGATGGTTGAATGACTATGCAATGACGTTCACCATGAATAATCAAACTGATCGTGGTTTTGTTTGGAGAGACAGCGATGATGCAAAAAGTGATGCTGCAATGTCTCTGACCACTAACGGTAATTTGATGGTAAAAAATGTTATTGCCCTAGCCAACAAAACTGGAAATTATTTTCAGGATGGATCTTGGGGATTTAGGCATCGAACTCCTCATGGTTACATAGAATTTGGCCCAGCTAACACAGGTCATGCACACATTTATACAGATCGAAGCAACTTTTATTTTAATAAGACTGACCTTCGTGCGCTTGGTCATACAATATGGCACGGAGGAAATGACGGTTCTGGATCTGGTTTAGATGCTGATACAGTTGACGGTACGCACAAAGCCAATTTTCTTGGTAATCACCAAACAAATAATATGAATATTGTTAATAGAGGCTATTACACCACAAGTACATCTAGTCAAAATCAAAACTCTGGAACAATATCTTACGGCTTTGGTTATCAAATTAATGGCGGTTGGTCACATCCTTATCCAGATTTAATAGTAGGCTATCACACTGGTATGAGAATGGGTGGATATACTGGCTATGGAGGCGTTAGATTTTATGCAGATCACCCTAGCCGTACAAGCACAAGAGTTTTAGATGTTGGAAACGGAAACTCAAATGTCCATGCTATTAATAGCTTTTCAGCAGGTGGTAACATTACAGCTTATTCATCTGACAAAAGGTTAAAAGAAAACTTTAAACCAATCAGCACACCAATAGAAAAAATATCTAAATTAAACGGTTGCAGTTTTGATTGGATTGAAGAAATTGAAGACCTTGGTTTTACACCAGATATGGCAAAGAATGACGTTGGATTAATTGCCCAAGAAGTTGAAGCTGTTTGTCCACAGGCGGTTGCCCCTGCACCTTTTGATCACGAAGTAGATTTAGCAGATGGTGTATTTAAGTCTAAATCAGGTAAAAACTTTTTAACTGTAAAATATGAAAAATTAGTACCGCTTTTAGTAGAAGCCATTAAAGAACAACAAAAACAAATTGATGAATTGAAAGAAAAGTTAGAAGCAAAATGAAGTATTATAAAGCAACATTATTAGACATTGAAACTTCAGAAAATAGTATTGTTTATTTACAAGCGGAAGATCCAGCAGATTTGTTGCCAGTGGCTATGGACGCTCATAATAAGCCTGTTTTGGATTATGAGGAAGTTAGTGAAGCAGTATATAATGAAAATAAATAATTTAAAGGAATAAAATGTTAGAAACAAAGTGGTCTTATAATCCTCCAAGTGAAAACGAAACGACAGTAGAAGTAACTTTTACTAAAGGAGAAATAACACAAACACGAACAGTTAATGCAGTATTTAATAATGATGCATATGACGCAGAAGCTACTGAGGTCCGTGTTAGTGAAGTTGCACTTGGTGTTGAAAATAAATTGACACTGGGAGTTTTGCAAATTGTTGATGATGCTTAAAATTAAATAAAATGTTAAAGGCGTATTAAAAAATGCTAGGCTTTGGTGCATTATCTACAGCACCCTTTTCCAATACTACAGGAAGTAATGTAAATTCTGCTGTTATACTTTCCCTTGGTTCTTTAAATAGTTCAATAGGTAATTTAACTTTTAGCGCAGATGCAGCCCTAGCAACCACATTAAGTGCTTCAATGTCCTCTTCTTTGGGGACTCTTGAAATAAAAGTAGCCGCAAGTATTGAGATTTCTAACTTACTTGCTACATCTAGTGCTAGTTCTTTATCTTTTATTGCAGAAGCCTCAAGAGCTATTACTGGTACTTCCTCTGCTAGTTCTGTAAATTCTTTAAATTTTACTGCAGATGCTCTAAAAACTATAACTGGAATATCTGCAGATTTAGTTGCATCTACACTTGACTTTAATGCAGAAGCAGATATAACTACAACAAGTGTTAATTCTACATTAACTATAGTTGATATATCAACTTTTATAGAGGCTGATGCTGAAGTAACACTCGACACTGTTTCGGGTATATTCCAAACAAACCTACCTGTTCCTAATGATAATCTATTTAATTATGATGCACATGCAGATGATTACAACAGAACAAGAACTGTATATGTACTAGCTGAAGGTGGTTATGGTCTAAGTAAAGTAGCTCATATAAATCCTGAAAACTTTACATTAATACTAGATGCATACAAGGGTACAAATAATAAAGTAGTTCATGTACACCCTGAAAATTTTACACTAGTAATAGATAAACATAAAGATATACCTAACACTGTATTGATAACACAATAAGGACAAAAAATGTCTTACAAATGGCCTGATAAAGATCCTGACGAAACTATAGACTATAGTGTCGATTGGTCACGTTTTATACCCAATGACACTTTATCTGCTAGTAATTGGTTTATCCAAGATGCTGCTGGAGCTAAAGAGCAAGTATCTAATGCGGAAGTGGTAGACGGGCTGCAATTTGTACAGTCAACTATATCAGGTAAAGTAGCCACTGCACGTTTTGCTCTAGGTACAAACAACAAACAATATAAAGTTACCTGTCAGATAACCACAGGAGATGGACTTGTTTTTGAGCGTTCCATTTTTCTAAAGATAAAAGAGAAGTAATATGGCATATGATTTTATAGGATTAGTTAATGATGTCAACAGCAGACTTAATGAAGTACAGTTAACTACAGATAACTTTTCGAATGCTACAGGTTTTTTTGGTTTTGCTAAAGAAGCAGTTAACTCTTCGATTAGACATATTCAACAAGAAGAGTATGAATGGCCTTGGAATCATGTAGAATCTGAAGAAGTATTGACTGCGAGTGAGCCTAGATATAGTTTTCCTAATGATGCAAAAACTGTTAACATGAATAGTTTTAGGATAAAGAGAAGTTCTGCTTTTAATATAGGTACTGTGAAATTAAAGAATATGGTGTACGAAGAATATTTAGAAAAGTATGCTGATGCTGAGTACAATACTGAAACAAAAGGATGCCCTACGCACATAATAAGAACACCTAGCAGGGAACTAATATGCTACCCAATGCCAGATCAAGCATATGAAATGGTTTATGAATACTACAGAATAGGCTACGATCTTGTGTCTGCTACAGATGTTCCATCCATACCAGAACAGTATAGATTTACTATTGTAGATGGTGCAATGCATTACGCTTACCAGTTTAGAGGAGATACTGCTAGTTCTAATGCTGCGTTACAAAAGTTTCAACAAGGCATAAAACATCTTAGAAGTATAAACATTAACAGAACAGATTATCTAAGAGATACGAGAGTACACTTTTAATGGCTACACAATGGTCTACCTTTCCTGTTGAGTTCAAAGGTGGTTTGATCTCTAATCAGTCTCCCTTACAACAGGGTATTAACGCTATTGGCTCCACTACTATTTTACAAAACATGGAGCCTGACAGACAGGGTGGGTATACAAAGATAAGAGGATACCAGAAGTTTAGCTCTACTGAGATACCAGGCACAGGAAATGTATTAGGTGTAAAAGTTGTATCTAGTGGACGTGCTGTAGCTGTACGTAAAATTGACGCTGCTGCTGTAACAGCATACCAAGCAACGGCTGTTGTTAATGGTGCTACTTCTTCCTCTACTGGTGTAGCTTTAGATGGTAATGTAGGAACTATAGCTGTAGGTATGGTGGTTACGGGTACAGGTATCTCTGGTACGGTAACTGTTTCTACTGTAACAGATCAAAACAATATTGTATTATCTTCTACACAATCACTATCTGATGATGTAACTCTTACATTTCAAAAGGTAGGTCTTCAAACAGCAGACGTAAATAAGACAGGTTACTTTTTTAGTACAGGTACAACCTGGACACATATGGCTACTTCACCTTTAACAGGTGGAGGTAAAGTAAGACACGTCACTTTTAACTTTGATGGAGATGACAAGACAGTATTTGTAGATGGTACAAACTATCCAGCCGTATATAATAGTTCTGGTAACACTGTATCTTTTCTGGACTCGTCTACCACAGGCATATCTACAGACTTACAAGGTGCAGAACTAGTTACTGTATTTGACAACAGTATAGTATATTCTAAAAACAATAAGATTTATGTTTCAGGTCAATTTACTGTAGCTAATGTATCGGGTGGAGGAGTTACTAATCTTGTTTCAAATGTTGGTAACACTGTAACGGGTCTATCAGTATTTCGTGAAAAGCTTATTATATTTACTGAAGATACAATACAATCATTAGTTAGGCTTGGTGCTAGTCCTTTCTTTGAAATAAAACCTGTCACAGATAAAATAGGTTGTATTAGTTCAGATAGTATACAAGAGTTTGGTGGTGATATAATGTACCTAGCACCAGACGGTTTAAGACTGCTAAGTGCTACTGATCGTATTGGTGACTTTGCACTGGAAGTTACCTCAGACAAAATATTTAAAGATGCAGATGACTTTTTAAGATCGACAACCGAGTATTGTTCTGTTATAATACGTGAAAAAGCACAATACAGAATATTTGCTTTTGTAGGTTCACAAAGCACTGACACATCAGAGGGTTTAATTGCTACTAAATTTATAGCACAAGGTGGTTCAGGTGTAGAGTGGGCTACTACTAAAGGAATAAAAGCATTTGTAGCAGATAGTATATACTCAGGTACATCAGAAGCTATAATGTTTGCTAATGATGATGGCTTCTTGTATGAAATGGAACAAACAAATGGCTTCGATGGTAGTAACATAGAAACTATTATGGAAACACCCTTCATGGCTATTACAGATCCAGAGGTACGTAAGACAGCATATAAGCTAACACTATACACAGATCCTACAGGTCAAATGGATCTAAAGTTTAGACTGTTGTTTGACTTTGATTCAGGTGGCGACACAAGAATAATACAACCAGAAGAAATATCAATAGGTTCTACAACAGGCGGTGGTGGTGTATTTATTTTTGGTCAACCTAACTCTGTGTATGGTGGCACAGGTGTAGTTTTTGGTAGTAAGCTAAAAAGAGTATACAACGAAAACTTAATAGGCTCTTTTCACACGGTAGCAATGAGAATAACAAGTGACAGTACAAATCCACCCTTCACCTTAGACTCAGCAGTATTACAATATAGGCAAAACGATAGGCAATAATCATGGCAGGATACACACGT